TTCGCATCACACGCATAGAGCACATCCGCCCATGGCGCGATCTGGTACGCGTTGTTGATCGCGATCACTCGCTGCCCCTGCACCCGCGTGACATCGCCCCGCGTCAGGCTGGGCCCCGTCCCGAGACAGACGATGCGACTCTCCGCCCACAGCCGCGGCACCATCAGGCGATACTCTCGACGCGCCAGGGTTGAATCGCGGCGCGGTAGGCAAACGGCATCTCGACCGGCGCACCGTCCATCGCCACCAGGTCGCGCCCGTGGGTGACGAAATGCACCGCTAAGACGCCGACCGCCTGGATCAACCCCGGCGCCAAGCTGGCGAGGGTCGCCGCGTCCTCCCACCCGAGGACCACTTCGAATTCGATCCGGTCGGTCGTGGCCGCCGGCGCCGCGATCGTCAGCGCCCCGCCCTGGTGGCGAAAGGACCAGGCCGGCAACGGATACGCCGCCCCCACCCGCGTGCGCGCGGTGGCGGTCCGCACCGCCTGCACGCGACTGACGAGCGGCACCCGGCGCCACTGGGGGGCCTCCGGCGTGGACCAGGGCTCATCGTCATACGCGACGGTCACCAGGCACGGGGTCGCGATCAAGATGCGTTCGGTATCGTGTTCCACCTGTTGGCGAGCGGCGCTGATGTAGCCCGGCCACACGGTGGACTCCGACCCGAGCGGCTCCAGGCGCACCAGCGCCTCGAGCTGCCACACGGTGAGGGGTTCCTCGAGCGGTGGCCCCAGCGCCTCAATCAGAATCCTCACCGGCGCCGCCGTGGTGGCCGCCGATAGGTGGCCGTCGTGAACTGCCCGGGCGGCAGCGTGGTTTGGATTTCCTCGGCGCGCAACGGGGTCGGCGCCACGATGACGGCCGACGCCGTCGCCAACGGCACGCTTGGGGGCGGGACATCGATGCCCGCCCCCAAGATCGCCGTCGCCATGACCGTCTCGCCCGTGCAGATGGTGTGCGGGGCGCCGCACACGATGCAGGGGCCAGGGTCGGCACGAAACAGAGACATGGGCGTTCCCCTGCCTACGGCGAGCCGGCGGCGAGTGTCACCTTGCCGAAGGCCGCTTCCCGATACACCGCCAGCGCCAGGCGTTCCTCCGCGCGGATCGCCACCAGGTTCTTCACGAAGAAGTCGGCATGGCTGTTGGACGCTTCGACCGTGATCCCGCTCCGGCGGAAAATCTGCGACGACGACCGGAAGCCGCCAACCAGCGCGGTCAGGGCGACCTGCGCCGGCGTGACGACGCCGGACACGCCCCACAGCATCGGCGCCTGGGGCGCCGCCCACGGGCCGCTGCCCAGATAGTTGCCCATGCTGTTTTTCATGATCTGGATCCCGAACCAATCCGCGGGGTTGAGCACGAAGCCATCCGGCATGACCAGCGCGTTCACGGCGATGTTCGTCATCTGTTGCAGGATGGCATCGGCGACGGGTTCCGTGCCTTGCACCACGGGCGGGGCCAGCCCGGGCAAGGTGTTGTAGCCGAGCAGATGCGGATCGACGCCGCTGCCGTTGAGCAGTTCGTCCTCCTCCTTGATCTCGATGCCCCACCGCAGGCGGCCGTCGATGATCGAAGCGGTCGCGGGCGCGTCCTCGAGCAACTCCTCGGACACCGGAATCCAGTGCGCGATCTTGCGGACCGGCGCGGTCGCCGGTGCGAAGATGAGCGTCGATTCCGGTTTGGCGAGGGCTTCCTTGACGACGTCGGCCGCGTTGGTGAAGGTCGTTTCCTTCGTGTAGGAGATCAAGTTCGACGTGGTCGAGCCCGGCGCCGGCAAGTCGCCGACGACCGGCCGCCGCATGGGCAACGGCAGCACGCTCGGCAGGTACTGCGGCTGGACCATCGATCCACCGGACGCGGCGTCTTCGGTCAACGTCGCCGCGTGGAAGTCCGCCCAGTGTTCGATCACGACCTGGGGCGACGTCCACTGCGCGCGCCGGTGGCCCTGGGCCGCGAAGAACGCCTTGACCTGGGCATCGTGGACGAACTGCTGGCCCCCGCTCGACCGCCGCGGCCGGTGCGTGATCTCTAGGCTGCCGGTCATGGCGTTGATCGCCGCCATCATGTCGTCGTCCCCGCGGGCCCGATTGATCCGGCCTTCGATGTCAAGACACTCGTCCTGCAACGCCTTGATCGCGGCGCGTTCCTCATCGGTCATCAGCCGGCCGGTGATCGCGGGTTCAGTCGCGGTGGCCGCTTTGACCACATGCTCCTGGCACGCGCGATACGTCCGTTCCGCCAAGTCTTTGACCTTGGCTTTCCTCGCGCGCAGATCGGTTTCGAGCTGGTTAACTCGCATGGGCGTCCTCGTATTCGAAATGTGACCGCAACAGCGTCAGTTGATCGTCGAGCGCGCGTTGCCGCTCCTGGGGCGTGGCCGGTGACGGCTCCTGGCCCGTGGCAGCTGCCGCGTCGAAATCGTCGGCGCGTCCCGCGGTCGGAGACACGCCGAACCGGTCGAGGGTGTCGTTGAGGGAGGCGATGCGGGTCACCATGCCCGCCGTCAGGGCGTCGTCCGACGTCAACACGCGGCCTTGCCCGTACCCGTCACGCACGGTGTCCGCCGAGACGCCGCGGCCTTTCGCGACGTCATCGACGAACCACGAAAAGTACTTCTCGACAATCGCTTTGCGATGCGCCTTGCCGTCATCGGACAGCGGCCCGCCGTCCACGCCTTCGCCTTTGAACTTGCCGGCGGCGAACACTTCGCGCTTGATGCCCAGTTTCTCGAGCCCGGCCGAGATGTCGTCGTACAGCGTGTAGACGCCCACCGACCCGACCAGCGCCGACGGCGAGGCGACCACCTCGGTCGCACAGCTGCAGACCCAATAAGCGGCCGAGGCCATCAGATGCTCGGCTTGCGCGATGATCGGCACCTTGGCGCGGGCCTTGAGCACTTCGCGGGCGAACTCGCGCGCGCCGGCGACGTTGCCGCCAGGGGAGTTCACGTCGAAGATGATCGCCTTCGGGTTCGTCTCGACGGCCGCGTGCAGATCGGTGGTGAGGCCTTGAAAGGACGACCCGCCCGACATCGCGGAAAACAGGTTCATTCGCGGCGCGATCACACCCTGCACCGGCAACACCACGACGCCGCCCTCCGCCATCCGCTTCACCGGTCGGGCCGCCCGCACATCCAGGGCCGCCTGAATCGCCGCCGGATCGGCCGCCTCGCCGGCAAACCGTCGCGTGAGAATGCCGACCAGGATCGGGCGCCACTCGTCGCTGAGCGCCCACGGGTGATCGACGACGAACGCCAGCACATGGCTCAGTGGATCGTGCATGCGGGGACCTCGCGGTCGGCGGCGAACGCGTCCGCGCCGGCGACCAACAACGTGTAGGTGTCCGTGGCGATGGCGGCGGCGTAGGCCAGCGCCTTCTCCGGCGTGTCGGCGAACAGCGGCGTCAGGTCGGCGGCCAGCTCGCGGGTCGCGCGGTCCACATCGAAGTCGTCGGCGCGGGCGTCGACCGGCACCTTCTGCAGGCGGCTCGCCTGCCGCTGCCACGACGCCCGGACGATTCGGTCGAGGTGATTTCCGTGCGCCACGCGTTCGCGCGTCAGGAAGTCGATGACGGTCCCGGCGGGTTGGATCGCCGGAGTCGGCACCCCGGCCGGGCCCCCTTGTTGCGCCGCGATCTCGTCCGCGGTCGGATCCTCATGCCGCGGCAGGTTCAACCGGGCCCGCGCTTCATTGGCCGTCATGAACGGGCGCCCGACCGAGACGCGCAACGCCGTCGACTGTTCTTCGAAGCTGCCCTTGAGTTTTTCCGCGATGTTGAACTCGAAGTAGACATCCTCCGGGTTCGCCACCTCCATCAGCATCCCGAGTTCGAACTGCTGCTGGATCATCTGGCACCACGGGCCCATCGTGTCGGCGTAGAGCTGCTTATGCTGCTCTTTGATGTTGGAAAACGTGGCGTGCTCGAGGATGCCCACCATCGGCAGGGGAATGTGGTAGGCGGCCGCGCATTCTTCTTTGTCCAACTTACGGGCGGCCACGTACTCGGAATCGAGTGACGACCAGGACGCCTCTTTCCAGGTCATGCCGTCCTCGAGCACCGGCACCTGCCCAGCGTTGCCCACCCCGGCGTACCGTTCCGCCCATTGCCGCTTCCATTCCTGTTTCTGTTCGCGCGTCCACTTCGGCGCGGTGGCCGGCCGCTCGATCACGCCTTCAATGCGCGAGGCGTTCTGCCAGTACGCCAACCGGTTGGCTTGGGCGGCGGCGTCGG